CGCGGTTGACTGTTGCGGCTCCGCTACTACGATTGGGGCATGATCGCGATGGCCGTCCAAGATGATTGGGTTTCGGTGGCAAAAGCCGCGAAAATCGCGGGCTGCAGTGAGCAGTACATCCGCCGCGACCTCCTCGCGCACTTGCCGCGGAACGAAAAGGGCGAGCCCCACGGCGACCGGACAGTCGGCGGCCGCCTCGAAGGCTGGCTGATCAACGGCCGGGCCTGGAGCGTCAGCCGGGCCTCTGCGGAAGCTCTGCGGGGCACGCTATCCACGCGGGCGACCATCAATGCCGCATCCCGCAAGGTGTCCAGCGGGAAGCGCCGCACCGCCAAGCGGAAGAAAAGCCGCTAAATCGCGGGCGAAAAGCCTGTTTCTAGGAAAATGCTCAAGTCCCCTTGCACGAAGTTGCGATACTGCTACTATGTGGGTGTCAGGCGAGTGAGACCTGACGCAACGGAAACGGGAGACGGAAAGATGACAAGCGGGTTGCAAATCGCAAACACGATCATCGACCAACTCGGGGGCGGCCGGTTCGCCGCAATGACCGGGGCAAAGTGTTTCGCCGCGATTGAGTCGGGCGTGCGGTTCAAGCTGCCAGCCAAGCCGGGCTGGATCAAGGACGGAATCAACATGGTGACGATTCGGCTGACCCCGAGCGACACCTACACGGTCGAGTACGGTCGGCTCTGGGGCACTAAGTACACCGTGATTGCCACCAGCGAAAACGTCTACTGCGACACGCTCCAAGCCGACTTCCTCGACACCACCGGGCTCTTCACCAGCCTCTAAACAGACAGGAACCCAAACAATGAACCTCGACCAAATGACCACGAACGGCTGCACGAAGGCGATGGAAGCCTGCGTTGATCGGCTCCGCATTCTCGGCTGGGCCAGCGAAGACATCGGGCACCACTCCAAAGACCTCACGGTCCGGCTCCGCGTCGCCTGCAAGGGCTGCCTAGACGAGGCGGTTCACGATTTCGCGGAAGCCATGAAGGCCGGGCTGTCGGGCATCGCCGTCCCGACTTTCTATGCGACGTTCGCGCAGGCCGGAATCCGCGTTGCTAACGAGTTCGATCAGCACCACGCCGCCGAGTTCGCGGCCGACTACGAGCAGTTCGCGTCAGTCGAGTAGTAGACGATTCAAGGGTGGGGCCACCCGGCCCGCCGTCCAGCAGCAAAACGGGTGGCACTTTCAATCCACGGAGGGCACGCATGAAACGCATTGATTGGGATTCTTTGATTCGGTCGCTGGTGCTGGTCCGCCTGGGCCAGGAACTCGGCACCGACTCCCCGGCAGCTCGCGCCGTCCACGACGGCATCTCTGTTGTTTTGACGTTCATTGGGATTCTTGGTTGACACAAGTTGCGGTACTGCTACTCTACGTGGCGAAGCCGCAACATCGCGAAGAAAGGCACTGCGATGGACGAAGACTTGAAGGCACTTCTGGGCTACGGGGCGGCCTGCGTTCGCGTGGCCCGCGGCGGGAAGATCCCGCTCGGCAACGCGTGGAACACGCTCGCCTCGTCAGACCCGGCGACGATTGATCGGTGGCTGGCCGCTGGTGACAACGTCGGCCTGCTCTGCGGCTCCGGCAATCTGATCGACATCGAATACGACGATCCGACGGGCCGCGAGACGCTGGCCAGCCTGGGCCTGCTCGACATCGACACGCCGACCTGGGCCAGTAGCCGCGGCGAGCATCGCCTCTTCCGGCTCGCGGAGCCGCTGCCGCCGTGGGGCTGGAAAAAGCTCGCCGGGATCGAGGTGCGATTCGGCGGCAAACCAGCTCAGAGCGTGTTGCCGCCAAGCACCCACCCCAGTGGGACCGCATACCGCTGGCTGGTGAGTCCCGCCGACTGCGAGCCCGCGCGAATTGCGCTAGGTGACTTCAACAGCGTCGCGCGTTTCAGTCTGAAAACCGAGTGCGAAACGATTCTGGAAAAACTTGCTTGACGGGATTGCGAATCGAAATACATTTCCGCGACCCACTAAACAGTTGTGCAGTTTGCCCCCTCTAGAGAAAGGACTTTTACCCATGCTCAATACCGACGCTCATGCCCGCGAATACGCCGCTGCCATCGCCGGGATGGCCGACACCTACGGCGCTCGCCCGCAGGAATTCGCGGTCGGCGACTCGCTCACGATCCGCGTGCCCGGCACGGTGAATACCACCGCCCGCGCCACCGTGATCGAGGTGCTCAGTGAGAACACGTACCACGTCGCGGCTCATCTGCCGGGCCAAGGCCGCCAGCACTTCGCGGTCACGCCCGACGACGTGCTGCCGTTCTAGCGAAAAACACGGGGGAAATGGCACGGATATTGCCCCCCCCCCCCCCACTTAGAACTACCCGCCCTCAAGGGAGAAAACGGCTCGAAAAAAACACAGGAACCGCGGCGGAGCCGCGGTGACCCACGGAAGGGACCGCCCGGCAAGGCAGGACGCGGAGCCGGGTTTTCAAGAACGAAACCAAGAAACGAAAGGACACGGAAAGATGGTTCAGATTCGCAAGGCCCGCCGCAGTGCCACCAAACTGCGGCTGTTGCTCGGAAGCCCCAGCGGGGGCGGCAAGACCTACGGCGCTCTGTTGCTTGCCAAAGGGCTGGGCGGCAAGACGGTCGTGATCGACACGGAGGAAGGATCGTCCGACCTCTACGACACGCTGCACGATTTCGACGTGATCGACTTGCGGCCGCCCTTTTCCCCGGAGCGGTACATCGAGGCGATCACGGCAGCCGAGCAGGCTGGCTACGAGGTCATCATCATCGACTCCGTCACGCACTGCTGGAGCGGCAGCGGCGGGTGCCTGGAGTTGGTGGACGACATCGCCAAGGCCCAGTTTCGTGGCAACACGTGGAGCGCCTTCTCGGTCATCACACCGCGATGGCGGGCCTTCGTGGATGCGATTCTCCGCAGCCCGGCGCATGTCATCTGCACGGGCCGCTCCAAAACGGAGACCGCCCAGGTTGACGACCACGGCAAGAAGAAGGTGACCAAGCTCGGGATGAAACTCGAAGCCCGCGACGGGCTTGAGTACGAGTTCACGTGCGTGCTCGACCTCATCCACGACGGCCACTACGCGACGGTCAGCAAGGACAGGACGGGGCTTTTCAGCGGCGACCCGAAGCCCATCACGGCTGAGACCGGCAAGCGGCTCGCCGAGTGGCTCGCGGGCGGTCACGAGCCGACGCCGCGGCTCAAGACCGAGCCGGAGATCGACACCGGCAAGTTGATCGCCGACACGACCGCCGCGATTGCGGTGGCCGCGGTCCCGGCGCTGGAGCGGTTGCGTCCGAAGATCCTCGCGAAGGTTGCCATCGGCGACCTCACCGAGGGCCAAGGCGACGTTCTCCTGCGGCAGATCGAGGCGCGGCTGACGGAACTGACCGCGGAGGCCGCGTCGTGAACCAGCCACCGCGCGAGCCGCGCATCAACGAGGGCGGGCCTCCGAGCACGTTCCGCTGGAACGAGTTCGAGGCCCGCCTCGACAAGGGCGTGATTCGTTTCGGCGGGGTCAACCCTCGCGAAGGGCGGCGGATGCGTCCGCTGCCGGAGGTGACACGGGAACAAGCGGAGGCGTCAGGGGTGCAACTCTTGCGGGCTCTGCAAAGGTTGGTGCGAGAGGTGAGCGAGCGAGGGCTTCTCACCGATTTGGTTGTTGCAAATGCGTGGCTTCATGGCGTTCGCGTCATTGAAGAAGCGTCAGAAGTGGTTGTGAAAACGGAACCTAAAACGAAGGAGCAGTGAAATGGATTTCGGAGTCATTCAGGATTCGCCGGTCGATACGCTGGAACGGCCGATCGTTCCGGCTGGCGTTCGCATGATGTCGATTCTCGCGGCAGAGGAAGGGCCGAACGAATACAAGGTCTGTGACGAGAACCCGCAGGGCATGTGCCTGAAACTGCGGCTCACCGACGCCAGCGGTGGTTTTAAATTCATCTTTGACGACTTGCCCCAGCATCTCGGCTGGCGGGCTCGGCAACTGGCCGACGCGCTGGGCATTCAGCCCGACGCGAGCGGGCGGTTGACCATCGACCCGGCGACGTTGGTCGGTCGCGACGTGAACGTGGAGGTCAGCCACTACACGGCGAAGAGCGGCAAGGTTTCCGCGACCGTGAAGAAGTATTTGCCCTCGCCCACCAAGGCGAAGGCCGCGAGCGGCCCGCGGAAGTCGGTGGCGCAGAAGATCACCGCCGCGATGCCCGACGACGAGATCCCGTTCGTCTGGCTGATCCCGCTCCTCATGTTTTTCGGTGCCTAATGCACAAGAGATGTTTCAGGTGCAATCTCGTCCTGCCAATCGGCGAGTTTTATACGCACCCGATGATGGCCGATGGTCGCCTGAACAAGTGCAAGGAGTGCACTAAGGGCGAGGTGAGAAGCAATAGGCGTGCGCGAATTGAACACTACCGGTCATACGACAGGCAGCGGTTCAAGACGCCCACGCGGAAAACGCAACTGGCCAGCCGACAGCGGACTTATCGCGTAGCGAATCCAGAAAAGACGGCAGCGAGAGCTGCCGTCAACCGAGCAGTTCGGTCTGGAAGGCTAACGAAAAAGCCGTGCGAGGTTTGCGGATGCGTTGACGTTGATGGTCATCACGACGACTACTCCAAGCCATTGGAGGTTCGTTGGCTCTGCCGCGTTCATCACTTGATTGAGCACGGCAAGTATTTGATGGCTGAGGATCTCTAGTCGATTTCGCCCGCCGCGGCGGCGTCGCCACAGCGCCGCCGCGGCTGGTTTCCCGAACAGAGTGTGAGCCGGGGCTCATCGCCCAGGCGGCGACCGTGCAAGTCGGTCGGCGGGAGCTTTTCCAAGAGCAGCGAGGGATCGCAACGTGATCGAAATCGAATTGACAGTCATGGAATTCGGGCAGGCTGTGTTCACCGCATGGACGCGGATCATTGCCAGCTCGATGCAGCAGTTGAACCACGCGACCACCTACCAGAGGACGCTGGTCAAGCGGTTGGAGGAGGAGGTCGTCGGCGCGTGCGGTGAGATTGCGGTCGGAAAGTACACGGACAAGTGGTTCGTGCCGAGCGTTAACACGTTCCACCGCGTGCCCGATTGTCTGAATGACGTAGAGGTCAGGGCCACGGCGCACTTTAAAAACGGTCATCTGATCGTGCGAGACAACGACGCCGAAGACCGCCGATTCGTCCTGGCCCTGGTTGACGGCCAGCGGGTTCGGCTCGCCGGTTGGCTGTACGGGCACGAAGCCAAACGGTCCGAGTGGGTGCAAGACCCGCACAACCAGCGACCGTCTTGGTTTGTGCCGCAAAGCGCCCTGCGGGGCATGGATGAGTTGACTTGATGCCGCTTCGAAGCGGTCGGGCGATTTCACAAAGGACTTACAGCATGGACGCTCTCTCCCAGTGCATCGATCTCCTCGGCTCGATCTTCGAGCCCGACGACATCATCGAATTCAGGCCGCTGCCCCCCGCGGCTGGCCGACGGTGGTCTACGCTCACCGAGATCCCCGACATCGTTGAGTGGCTGGAAAAGCTCAACAGCGACGACCACCTCCGGGTGCACGCCTACTTCGGCGCGAACCCGCGGAAGGCGAAGGGCTCCAGCCAAGCCGAAGGCGTCGCCCTGGCCCGCTGCCTGTTTGCGGACTTCGACGGCGGGATCGTGCTCGAAGACGCCTACGCGCGGATCAAGGCGGCCGACCTCCCGTGGCCGACGGCGATCCTTGAGAGCGGCGGCGGCGTGCACGCGTGGTGGCGGCTCTCGCAGCCGATGACGGACGCCGACGCGTGGCACGAGCGGATGAAGGCACTGGCCGGTGCTCTCGGCTCCGATCAGAGCGTGTGCGATTGGCCGCGGATTATGCGGCTGCCAGGATTCGTGAATTGGAAGCACGAGCAGCGGCCGCTGGCGGTCCTGAAAGACTGCGACCCGACACGGGTCTACGACCTGAAGCGGTTCCAGCGGCAGGCCGCGCAGTCGATCGTGGTTGCGCCGAAGAGTCTAAGTGAACTCTCGCGTCGGTTCCTCGAAGAGGGCTACGTGATGACCGCCGGGCGGCGGCAGACGATGTTTTGCGTGGCCTGCGACCTCGCGGCCCGTGGGTGGAGTGTTGCCGAGGCCACGACGCTGATCATGCGGCGGATGCGGTCGGTCGGCCTCCGGCAGGACGACCTTGAGGACTGCCCGCGGCAGATCGCGAACGCATGGAAGCGGCAGCGGCTCCCCGTGCTAGGCCCGGCCGAAGAGGCCCACCCGGTGGCCGACGCCGAGACCGAGACGAAAACGCCGACGCTGGTGGACGCGATCGACGCCTGGGTGCGGCAGGAGGAGACCCCGGCGCTGGCGACCGGCATCACGTCCCTCGACAGGCTCTTCGACGGCGGGCTGCCGCTGGGCCAGATGACGGCGGTGGCGGCGGCCCCCGGCGTCGGCAAGAGCGCCCTCGCGCTGCAACTCGCCCTGTCGGCCCTCAAGAGCCAGGGCGACCTCGTGGCGGCGTGGTGCCTGGGCGAGATGACGCGGGCGGCGCTTGCGGCCCGTGCGATCACTTTGTGGGGCGGCGAGGCCAACGGGCTCACGCTCCAACAAATCATCAAGAAGGCGGACGGCTCGCGGCAGATCGGAGCCGACCTCGCCAACTCAATCGGCGACCGGCTCAAGCTCATCGAACCGCCGCTCATCATCGACCGGATCGAACGGGCCGTCGAAAAGGACGGCGTGAAACTTCTGATCGTGGACTACCTCCAGCTCGTGCGCAGCACGCGGTCTTACCCAGACAAAACGACCGAGATCAACGAAGTGCTGCAGAAACTCCGCGAAATCACGAACACTCGAAACCTCGCGTGTCTGCTGGTCACCAACATCGCGAAGGGCGTCGATAGCAGCACCGAGATCGGGAACATAGGCAAGGGGTCGAACCAGATTGATTTCGACGTGGACAACTTTCTCTTCGGCGAGCGGACGCCAGAGGTCGGCGGCGAAGGCGAGGTGCTCGTGAAGTGGCACTGCAAAAAGCTGCGGCAGGGCCAGCGGAACGACGTGGAACTGTGGTTCCACGGGCAGTACCAGACGTTCGAGGAGAACGTAGCCGCCGAGTACCCGGAGTTCTCCAACGTCTCTTGGGGGGCTGGCAATGGCTGAGAAAAAGCGAGACCCGTCCGCGAAAGGCGAACTCCGCCGCCGTCACCGGGCTTTGATCGAGACGGGCATCGTGGCCCGTCTGCGGAGCGAAGGGCGTCTAATGCTCTGCTACGCGCTCTATTGGGCGAGTTTCGACAAGTGCACCGTGTCGTTCAGCTTCCGCGGCGCGGCCAAGATGCTGGGTGTACAGCCCAACGCCGCGATGCGTGGCGTGCGGCAACTGGTCGAGGCCGGAGCCCTCGCCGAACTGCCCGCCGATGGACGGTCGTCCAGGAGGCAATACGAGATTCTCCCCACCATTGGGGCGCACACGAGCGGTGTACGGGGCGCACACGAGCCGTGTACGGGGGCGCACACGAGCGGTGTACGGAGCGCACACGAGCGGTGTGCGCAGCGCACACGAGCGGTGTACGGAGCGCACACGAGCCGTGTGCGCTTATCAAGTATCTCTCTGGGTAATTCAATAATTACCCAGAGAGAGATACAGGGTAAATCAGCCCCCTGCCGGGGCGGTTCGGAACCGCCCGGCGGGGGCACCCCCGGCACTCTGTCGGGTGAGGAGGGGGACTGCCGCGCGGCTTCCCCGGTTGCACAGGTGAACACACTCACGGAGGAGGTGCGCAGTGACGGTTGATTCGGAACACAAGATCACGGACAGGCAGCGGGAGGTCTTTGACTTCATCCGCGACGAGTACCAGGGCCGCGGCTACGGGCTGACCGTCCGCGAGATTGCGGCCCGCTTCGGCTGGACGAGCCCGAACGCGGCGGCGATTCACCTCAAGCGTCTCAAGACCTACGGGCTGGTGACCTGGGAGCCGAACGCCTCGCGCACGATCCGCCCGACGGAGGCCGCGCTATGACCATGCACCGCCCCGTTGACGTGAACGAGATCATCGACCTGTGCGACCGGCACGCCTTGGACGAGCGTACATCGCTCGATACGGCTCTGGTTTTGCGCATGGCGGCTTTGCGGCTGGAGACCTACCGAGACCGCATCGGAGTGCTCGCGGCCGCCATAGAGCGAATGGAGGCCCACAGTGACCATTGAAGCGTGGGTCTGTGTCTCGCTCGGTGCAATTCTCCACGCGGCGACGTTCGCCGTGGGGGTGATGGTTGGGATTTCCCTCTCTCGAAAGGACTTGAGAAATGACAGCGATAGCCGAAAGAAAGCGACGGAGTTCGCCTACTGGCATGGTGTTGAACGTCGCGACGCTGCGGAAGGCGTTGGCTACGGTCAGAGACGCCGTCCCTAAGAGGTCGCCACGGGCGATCCTGCAAAGCGTGCGGCTGGCCGACGGCCTGCTGACCGCCTCGGACGGCGAACTGCGGATCGACGCGGACCTCCCCGGGTTCGACGGCCCGGCGCTGCTCCTGCCGTTCAACCGGCTGGATGCGATCTTGAAGGCGATCACGTGCGAGGAGCTGCAGATCACCAGCAGCGGCAACTCGTGCAAGATCGCCACGCAGACGGGCACCTGGGTGCTGCCGACCGAAGACGCCGCGGAGTACCCGGCGGGCGAGATGCCGGATGCCCCGTCGATCACACGGCTGCCGACGGACCAGTTCCGCCGCGCGGTGAACGGCGTGGTCTACGCCCACGACGACGAGAGCACGCGGTTTGCCCTGTCGGCCGTGCAGATCGAGGTGAACGACGGCATCGTGCACTTCGTCGCGACGGACGGCCGCCGCATTTCGATTGTCGAGATGGAGCACGACCTCGCGGTCGATGACTCCGAGACGCTGGTGCCCGCCCGGGCGCTGCACATCCTGTCGAAGATCGTGAGCGGCTCCGGCGAGGAGGCCTTGCAGATCGACGCCAACGCGTCCGAACTGGTGGCGACCACCCCCGGGATCCGCGTGGCGGCCCGGCTGATCGAAGGGCGGTTCCCGCATTGGCGTGACGCGGTGCCGTCGCACGACACGGAGCCGACGACGGTGCTCATCAGCGAGTTGATGGCGGCGACCACGGCCGCGGCCATCTGCACGAGCGAGGCCAGCCGCGGCGTTGATTTCACGTTCTCCCCTGACGGCCTCCGGCTGCACGGGCAGTCGAGCGGCGTGGGTGAGTCGAGCGTCACGTGCCCGATCGTGGAGTTTGGCCACGAGTGCACGGTGAAACTCGACCCCGGGTTCGTGCTTGAGTTCCTCGAAGGGTTGCCCGCCGACGGCGAGCCCACGGTCAGCATCCAAGCAAAGGGCGCTGGCGATTCGGTTGTGTTCCGTTCCGAAGACTTCACAGGAGTGATCGCCCCACTGGCGAATGACTGATGACTTGCCCTGACGTGCCAGAGTTGTTTCGGTTGTGGTCTGACGGTGTGACGATGAATGAAATCGCCGAGCACTTCGGCGTGTCTCGGACCGCGATCCGTTCGTGGCGGCAGCGACACAAGCTGCCGCCACGGCGGTCGCGGTTCGCACGCGTGGAGGTCGATCCCACACCAGACGAGATTGAGCAACGCAAGCTAGAAGTCCGCGAACGGCACCTCGCCGCGATGCGGGCGCTGCGTTGATCGCTTGACGGACTTGCGAACATCCCGCCACGGCCGCCAGCGGATCGGCGGCGTTTTCACTAAGGAGAGTGACCTATGCGTTTTGTCCTGACGATGCTTCTCGCGCTCTGTGCCTCGGCCGTTGTGGCCGACACGAACGTCTACGCTCGCCGCGTGTTCATCTCGTCGGCCCAGGAGGATGCGGAGGAGATGGCCCGCACCGGGATCCTGCGCCACTGCGGCCGGAACGGCGGCCGCCGGGAGGGGATCGGGTTCTCAACGGCGAGCCCAGATTCGGCCCTGCGGTCGTGTTGTTACTACGGCCGCTATCGGATCGTGGAGAAGGCCGTCGTCTGGTCGCCCGCGCGTCGCGGATGGTTCGCGGTCATCCGCTACGAGTGACCGGAGCGTCGCGCCGGGCGGTGTCTGATCACGTGGCACCGCCCGGCGCTTGACGCGATAGCCAAGATGCCGCCCATGTTCATCGCGACCGAATCACCGCTGACGCTGGAGCCGGAGGACGCCGAATTTATGGCGAAGCGCCTCTGTCGCGTCGGCAGCGAGATGCAGCAGGAGTTTGTCCGCTGCGAGTCCGAGACGCCGATGGTCGTGATCTACGGACCCGAACCGCTCGGCTGGGTGGCGACGCACATCTGGCGGAGCCTGCAGACAATCGAGGGCTTCGTGGATCCGCTCCACCGTCGCCGAGGCTTTGCCCGCATCGGGGCGCTGGTCTTGATCGCCAACGGCTATCTCGACGCGACGAAAGCCGTGGCTGTGTTTTCGCCGGAGTGTGTGGTGCTGGCCCGGTCGTTGGGCTTCACCGACATCCGGCAGTTTCGCCGCAATCGTTACGGCGATTGGGAGCCTGCGCCCGACTGACGCTTGGCAAGTAGCGCCTGCGCTCTGCCGCTTGACAGTATCGGTCAAGTGGCCGCATGAGCGTATCCACACTTGCCCGTAAGCCGCAGGGCCACGACGAGCTTCTAGCCCACGGCGAAAACCCGTTCTCGACCAACAAGGTCACGGGGCATTCGTTGAACTTCCCGATCATCGGGACGTGTACGCCGAGCGTCGTGTGTGCCGATACGTGTTACTTCGCTAAAGGCCCGTCAACGTGGGCTGCCAGCCTTGCCAAGCAGCACCGGTTGCTCAACTCCCTGCGGGCCGACCCGCAACGGCTCGCGGGCAGCATCGCGGCGTGGGCGGCGCGGCTCCGCTTGACGTATGTCAGGTGGTGCGGCGGCGGTGACCTCGTTGCCGAGACGCCCGCGTGCATTGATTCCGTAGCAACAATCTTGAGCGACGTTCCGCAGTGGGTGGTCAGCCGCAAGCCTGAAGTCGCCGCGACACTAACGCCACGGCCCAACGTCTACTTGCACCTGTCGGTCGATAAGAGTTCGTGGGAGCGGTTGGAGCGATTCAAGCAGATCGCGCCGCCGGGGCTCAACTGGTTTTGGTCATACCAGTGCGACCGCAATGAGCCTGCGCCATCGTCAGCGATAGCGCCCGTCATTTTTCGCGACAGGTACGACCTTGCCGGGACGCAATCGGTTGATAACGACTGCCCGCTCAACTTGAGCGATTCGATTGTTCGGGTGTGCGAGTCTTGCCGTCGATGTTTCAACGGACAGGCCGTAGCAATTGCGAAGGACTGCCACGCAAACCCGGCAACGTGACTTTGTCCGCGTGAGTTCGTGCCGCGATCTGATCCTGCAAGAGTCGCGGCTGCCGGTGGCAGGATGCGTTTATGCGTTGGGGCTTTATTCTGTTTTTGTGCTTGGCGTCGTCGGTGCTTGCGGGCACCACCGACGACGCTATCCCCGACGCCCGCTATCTCGACTACGCGACGGGCTTCGCGCCGTACACGTTGCGGCTCGTTGCCCGCGACCCGAGCGGACGGCTGATGACGGCCTCGGCGGTCGCGATCGCTCCGCACTACGCTCTGACGGCCGCCCACGTCGCCGCCGACATCGCCTCGTGCACGCTGGCCAGCGGCAACAAGACCGTGCCGGTCCGTCAGGTCTGGGTGCACGGCGAGTGGCAAGACACCAACCTGGGCGTGGCCGA